CAGACGACGAGTCAATGCGAAAAGGCGAGGAGCTTGTTACAGCTAAGGGCATTTACGACTTGCCGCCCAACACAGAGCAAGACATCGCTGGTTACTGCATCCAAGACGTCGACCTTACATATGCGATCTACCAAAAGTATATGGATAACGGCTATCCGCAGTCCGAACTCGACCTCATTAATCTGACCACTCGCATGTTTTGCGAACCGGCCATAAAGATTGACCGTGAACGGTTGGCCAAGTACCACGAACAAGAGTTCACGAATGCAGAAGCACGAATCGCGAAAGCCGGTATCGACCGCAAAGTGCTTTCTAGCAACCAGCAATTCGCAGCTCACATCGAAAGCTTGGGGCTTGTTGTACCTACCAAACGCAGCCCAACAACAGGGCAGATGATCCCAGCCCTCGGCAAAAACGACGCCGGTTTCAAACAACTAGCTAAGCGCTATCCAGAACACGACGATCTTTGGAACGCCCGTACCACAATCAAATCGCGCCTCACAGAAACTAGAGCCAAGCGATTCCTCGACTCAGCTAACGACGAGACCGACGCAATCCCTGTTCCTCTGCGCTACTACGCCGCACACACTGGGCGATTCGGCGGCACAGAAAAACTGAACATGCAGAACCTGCCACGCGGAGGAGAACTGCGAAGATGCTTAATCGCCCCGGAAGGTCATCTGCTGTACGTCGCTGACCTCAGCAATATTGAAGCCCGCATGCTTGCGTGGCTTGCAGGTGAGTTTGAGTTACTGGATCAGTTCCGTCACGGCGAAGACATTTACGCCAACTTTGCGTCTGTTATTTACGACAAGCCAATCACCCAAAAAGACAATCCAGTCGAACGTTTTGTGGGTAAGACAGCAATCCTAGGCTTAGGCTATGGAATGGGGCACGAAAAGTTCCAAGCCACATTAAAAGCAGGTAACGCTGGCCCGCCAGTAGACTTCAGCACTGCTCAAGCCAAAACGATTGTCAACAAATACAGAAGCACCTACAGCGGTATCAAAACGCTTTGGTCTAAATTAGAAGGTCTGTTGAAGCAGACAATGCATAAAGACAACTACGGCAATAGGTATGGGCCGTTAACCGTAGACCGTCATTCTTTGATCATGCCAAATGGCATGGCTTTGAAATACCAAGATCTCATGAGTACCCGTCAAGGACTTATGTACAAGACGTCTAGAGGCGATGAGTTCACATATGGTGGACGAATCACCGAAAACGTCATCCAAGCGCTGTCGCGCATCATCATTACCGACAGCATGTTACGTCTGGATAAAGCAATACCAAACGGAAAAGTAGTACTAACGGTGCATGACGAAGTAATTATTAGTGCGCCTAATGACTGCCCCGATGCTACAATGCAAAAAATATTCAATGATCTTTGCACACCACCGGGATGGGCACTGAATTTGCCCCTCGATGTAGACGGTGGATATGACACGAGCTACAGCAAGTAATGCCAAGACTAGTGCTCACTAGAAAGCTAAACGAACAAGTCTTTATCTCTTCTGAAGACAAAGACCTTGTAACCGTGAGCGTCATAAAGATCGACAAGAACCAAGTCAGACTCAGCTTTGAAGCTGAACCTGACATACGAATTCTTCGCGCAGAAAAAGCAAAACTCAATAACGATAAGTAATAAAGCAGTACAAGGGGTAGCACAGGGAATGCAAATCACCTTTTTGGAGGCGACGAACGGCCTCCGACTTAGCAAGCAGTATTCTGCTANTGGGGCTCAGCCGTATCCTTACGTCAAAGCCGTAACCTCACACAAACACGACGTGCCAAAGACGCAAGACGGCCTTCAAGCGTTTATGGATCTCATCGTAGAAAACGGTAAGTCAGGGTTTTGCCTGCTCAAAGGCAAACTAAAACGTGATCTTATCGACGAAAGCCGCGCAGGTTTAACAGATCGAATCGCCACGTCTGACTTGCTTGTTCTAGATATCGACGGAGTCCGGCTGCCAAAGCCGCTCTCGACTGGCAAGTTAACAAAAAGCGATGTGATGTACTTGGCCAACCAAGTCATTACCGAGCTGCCACGCGAAATGCACAACGTCAGTTACATCGCCCAAGCATCATCCAGCTTAGGCCTTAAAGGTGACGCAGTCTCACTGCACATCTTTATGTTTCTGACTGTGCCTATGCCCCCCAAGTCAATAAAGCTTTGGCTACAGGACGCAAACTACGAATCAGACGTTTTCTCTGATCAACTACAGCTATCGGTCAACGGCCAGTCGCTCAAGTTCCCATTAGATACGTCTGTAGCAGACAACAGCAAAATCATTTTTATCGCGCCGCCTACCTTTGACGACCCGACAATGAACCCGTTTGCATCAGATGACGACCGCATTGTCATTGTTGAGCGTGAACAAATAACCTTTGATCTTGCATCGTTGATGGCGAACATCAGCCCGCAAAAATGTTTTGAAAAAGCGCAAAGCAAAAAGGAAAGCTTGCGAGAAGGACTAGGTTACAAAAAGAAGCAGGTGAAGCTCCGGGTAACAAACGTTGATAACTCGCCCGAAGAGATACTGGTCAACCCAGATCACATGTCCATCAGCATATGTGACACGTCCAGCTTTCCGTACATACGATGCAACATCAACGGTGGAGACAGCGCTGCTTACTACTTTAACATTGAAAAGCCAACGTATATGTATAACTTCAAAGACGAGCCGATCTTTGAAATCGAAAAAGCAGACAAAGATTTCTACGTGTCCATCTTCGATACGTTTGAGCAAGAGCTAGAAAAGTCTGGCAGATCTGAATTCCCAGTTGCCCTAAGAGACTATGAATCAGACACGTTCTACAACGGTGTCTACGACCCAAACAACAATCAGTTTTCTGACAAGTTCCCGCTCACGCCAGTAAAGCGCGAAAATATCGAAGGCTTCTTTCTTAGCCACGGCAAAATAGCACCGGACTTCATACCAGACGGCAAGATTGTCTTTGACCCAACGTCGAATGAACCTGCAGTCAACTTCGATCAAATGCCGTACTACGTCAACACGTATCACAGAACAAACACGGTGTTGAACGCTAAAAAACCAGCGAATGACTTAGAAATGGGCCACGCAAAAACGCTAGCTCGCTCCTGTCCGATGATCTATCGAATCATCTACCACATGCTTGGTAACGGAGATCAAGAGTTTGAAAGGTTCATCAACTGGCTTGCCTACGTGTACCAAACCAGAAGAAAGACCGGAGTATCTTGGGTGCTGACCGGCACACAAGGAACAGGTAAAGGCATCTTCTACTCACGCATATTGCGCGGGCTGTTTGGAACAAAACACTGTCCAATGAGAACGCTGCAAAACATTGAAGAGCAGTACAACTCATTTATGCGGGACTCATTGTTTTTGATCGTTGACGAGTTTCATATGGCTTCAGCGAATCGCGGCACAATAAAGATCGCAGACAAACTAAAAAGCCAGATAACTGACAACACGTTGACGATAAGGGGTATGCGTAGCAACCAAGTTGAGCACAACAACTACACCAACTTTATCTTCCTAACGAATCGAGTCGATGCAGTTAACATCGAACCGGGCGACAGACGCTACAACATCGCTCCAAAACAAGACGTGAAGTTATTGGACGCTTATCCCGATATGGCTAAGCGGCTTGATACGCTGGAAATCGAAGAAGAACTGCTTACCTTTGCGGGAATCCTCGAAACGTTTAACTACAACAAACGTCTAATGGAAACCGCAATCGACAACACAGCCAAAGAAAAGATGCGAAGCATCAGCATGTCTGTCTTTGACGAGTTCTGTGACGCAATCAAACACGGCAAGCTCACCCACTTCACAGACATTCTGGATATCAATGTAGCTTCAGTACTACACAGCAATGGAATAGAAGCAGCGCAACGCCTTGTAAAAGGCTGGATTGCTCAGAGCGAACACCCATACGTTGTCGTTCCTCTTGAACACTTTAGAACAGTATTCCATGTGCAAACTGAGCAAACGCCGCAGCTGTCTCAGCAAGAATTCAAAAAACGAATGAGTAGAAACGACGTGACGCCCGAACGAAAACGAGCCCACAAAGCAGATCGGGAAACAAACGCAATCAACGGCGTCGTTGTTAAATGGAACATAACGCCTACTGACAGAGACCACGTAATCGCGAGTCATATGAGCGACAACGACGCCGATAAGCGTCTTTTGGTTGCAGCGGAACATTAGTTATACTAATACTACCGCAACACATACTGGTAAAACCTTGATTAAACTAACAGCCGAAAAACGACCCGACGCAGAGAAGCCCCTTGAAAAACCAAAGGAGCTTGGTGCTCTTCGTGCGTGGTCATATTCAGCCCTAAAAACATTTGAAGAGTGTCCTTACAGAAGCTACATCAGCAAAGTAAAGAAGATACAAGAAGTGTCTGGCCCCGCAGCCGAACGCGGAACGTTGATCCACCAAGAAGCAGAAGACTATGTAAACGGCACCTTAGGCGAGTTCCCTACTACGTTGTCAAAGTTTAAATCGCAGTTTGAAGAACTCCGAGCGCTGTTCGTCGACGCAAAAGTAGAACTCGAAGGCGAGTGGGGCTTCAACCTCGATTGGTCTCCAGTCGGTTGGATGGAAAAAGATACATGGGCTCGGATCAAACTAGACGCTCTTGTCCACCAAGACGAGCAAAGCGCCCGAGTCATCGACTACAAAACAGGTAAAAAGTGGGGCAACGAGATTGGGCACGCGCAGCAATGCCTGCTGTATGCAATCGGAACGTTCTTCCGATACCCGCACATCGAGTTCGTACAAACCGAACTCTGGTATTTAGATAAAGGCGAAACAACCATCAAGCAATGGACTCGCGAACAAGCCATGCAGTTCACACCTAACTGGCATAAACGAGCGCTAGTCATGACTACCGCAAACGAATTTCCACCGACCCCAAGCAAAAACGCTTGTCGTTGGTGTTCATACAAAGAAGGCGATCACCCCGAATGCTCATGGGGCATAACCGGGTAACCGAACAGCACCTCCCCCCTCTCCGTGGGTGTTGTATGCCTCACCACTAGTTCTTCCCTGCTGGTGGTGAGGCGACCTTTTTAAGTTGGAATGGGGTGCGAAACGTCGGGTGAGCGGTGACGTCCGACGCCTCCTTGTGGCGGGAACAAAGTCCTGTTTTAAAAAACAGATGAGATGAAGTGCAAGCCCCACTCTGTCCACATACAGAGACCATTTGCCAATCTCATCAATCACCGCACCTTTTAACCGTCGGAGACCAACCTTGCTCAATTTACTACTACGAATAATGACGTTCGTAGAAATCATCACGTTCATGAAAAAAAGGCGTCAGCAAAACGATGCAAATGACTTACAAGCAACCGAAGACCAGCACTCTCTACCAGTACACAGTGCAAACGGATCCTCCAGAAGCAACGTACTGGGAGACGTTCAAGTTGTTGAAGTCCCACATCAAGTTGTTAACCAAGACTGACAACGACACAAAGAAAAAAATCACGCAGGAAATCTATGATGACATCCTCAGCCGCGAACCAAATTCCCGTACAAAACGTGCCTCCAACAACGAGGTTCAAGAAAAACGTCCACCCGCCAAGTCTGCGAATGCTAAAGCGCGGAAAACAAAACGCAAAGCTTGGTGACATCGTCAAGGTCAAGAAGTGGCGATACCACGTCATGTACAGCCTTACGCTAGAAGAACGGGCTACATGCCCAACGAGCTGCGAGCAATGGAACAATTGTTACGGTAACAACATGCCCTTTGCCCATCGCTTTGATCACACTCACCCTAAGTTCTATGAGTACCTAGAAGAGCAGATGGTGGAGTTGTACAACAAACATGCTGCCAAAGGCCTAGGTATGGTTATTCGTCTTCATGTACTTGGTGACTTTTACGATAAAACCATGGTTGATTTTTGGGTTCGTATGCTACTCAACCTGCCAAAATTGAAAATCTTTGGGTATACCCACCACAAAAGCGACACAGAGCTAGGTGCATACATTGATACACATCTGAACACCTTGCTACACAACCAATGTGCAATCCGGTTTTCAGACGATCTGAGTACTCAATTCAGGGCTACAGTTGATTCAGGAGTCGGACTTATATGCCCTGAGCAACTAGGCAAAACCAAAAGCTGCACCACTTGTGGATACTGCTGGTCATCAGAAAAACCTGTGGTTTTCCTTGGGCACTAATATTAGCTGTGCTAATATTTGCTTCACAAAAGAGAAATGAACAATGTACAAAGCCTTCGATCACCAAGTAACAACGACCGACTTTCTAATCAGTACGCCACGAGCACTTGTCACATCTGACCCCGGCACGGGCAAAACACGTAGCGTAATCGACGCATTTGCTAAACGTGGTTTTGGTGAAGGCCGCATGCTTGTACTAGCACCGCTGTCAATTCTTCAAGCCTCGTGGGGCGATGACATTGCTAAGTTCGCCCCGCAGATGACGTACTCCATAGGGTATGCAAAGAACCGGGCAAAGGCTTTCAAAGCCGATACAGATATCTGCATAACCAACCACGACGCAGTTAAGTGGCTAGCAAAAAACCCTGAAGTCCTAGAGGGCTTCAACACTGTTTGTATCGATGAGTTCACTGCATTCAAAAACAAAGACAGCCAACGAAGTAAAGCAGTATTACGCGTAGCTCGTGAGTTTGACTACAGAATCGCAATGTCTGGTACGCCAAACAGCAACACGATACTCGACATATGGCACCCAACACTGATCGTGGACGATGGTGAACGACTAGGTCACAGGTTCTACAGTTTTAGGTCAGCAGTTTGTACGCCGCAGTTCAACGGTTTTGCCAACGTGTGGGTTGATAAAGCNGACGCAGAACAAACTGTCGCAGCTGCGTTGCACGACATCAATATTCGATACGAACTTGAAGACTGTATTGATATGCCAGAGCAGTCAGTACGCACCATGTATGTCCACTTACCGCCTGACATACAGCGAGCCTACGAAGAACTGCGTGAGGACTCCGTTCTCTACACAGGAAAAGCAACGATCAACGCTGTACACGCAGGAGCAAAAGTCAAAAAGCTACTGCAATTATGTACTGGTGCCATCTACGACGAAAGCGGAGACGTACAAGGGATCCATGAAGATCGATACAACTTGGTCATGCAGCTGGTGCAAGAGAGAAAGCACAGCTTAGTCGCGTTCAATTGGAAGCATGAAAAAGACCACATGGTCGAGCTAGCTGAAAAGCTGAAGCTCAAGTACGCAGTGATCGACGGCAGTACACCGGCACATAAACGATCCGACATTGTTGACCGCATGCAAGCAGGACAGTTGCAGGTTGTGTTCTGTCACCCGCAAAGCGCCGGTCACGGACTGACCATGACAAAAGCAACAACGATCATTTGGTCTAGCCCCACGTACAACGCTGAGCATTACCAACAATTCAACCGCCGTATTTACCGCGCTGGTCAGACCAAAAAGACAGAGGTTATACGCATAGCGGCTGAAGACACTTGGGAAGAAGACGTTTACGACAAGCTCTCATACAAGCTGTCCAAGATGGAAGAGCTTCTACACACCCTCACGGATTTACATACGCATAGGAGAACCGCGTGACAGAACAAACAGCAAACGAGTTGATCAATCGTAAAGCAGACCTCAAAGAAAAGATGGACGTGATCAACAAAGAAAAAAGCGAATTGCAGGCTTTAGTCGACGAAATCGACTTTGCCTTGCTCAAGAAGATGGACTCAGAAGACGTAACTCGCACTGCGAACCAACGAGCTTCTGTATCGATCAATGAACAGACCGTATGGGTTGTTAACGATTGGGATGCCGTAGAAAAGCACGCCATCGAAAACGACGAAGTCAGTCTGTATCAAAAGCGGTTGAACTCAAGCGCGCTCAAGGAAAAAGCTGCTTTAGGGGAGCTTGTTCCGGGTGTCGAGCCGAAGATCCTCCGCAAAATAAACTTTAAAGCCCTATGAATAAGGAACTAAGAACTATGAGTACGACAGCGTTAGCAATTGCCAATGACAAATTACCAGCACACTTAGCCAAAGTTGAAGGAATCGGTCGCGGCAACGAAAACGTAGGCCAAAACGTAGCGATCCCGCGCGTTAAGCTCCTACAAAAAATGTCGGATGAAGTGGACAAGCACCACGCCAACTACCTGAAAGGGGCGGAACCCGGCCATTTCATCAACACGCTTACCAACCAAAACTACGGCGAGTCTATGTATGCGTTAAGCATTACGTTCAAGCCCGAGCACGTAGTGTGGCGTAAGCGAGAAGCTGGTGGTGGATATGTTGGCTCGTACAGCTCCCATCCCGAAGCAATGGACGCCATCGCAGTGCAAGAAAAGCCTGACGATTACGATCCTACTGAGACCCACAGCCATTTGCTGTTGCTCAAAGACCCAAAAACGGGTGACCTTGAGCCATCGCCAGTGATCATGGACTTCTCCTCATCCAAGTTGCGCATTTCCAAAAACTGGAATTCGCAGATTGGCATGAAGGGCGGAGACCGCTTCTCTGGACTGTGGAAGCTTCAATCAGTAGCGGTAGAAAACCGTATGGGTAACGCCTTCATGAACCTTGACGTCGAATTCGTCGGATGGGCCCATGAAGAGGACTACCTAGCGGCTGAAGCCCTGTACACCCAGCATGCATAATCAGCGCTAATAATCGTGTATGAACGAACATAGCTTTATCAAAGCTATTCATCGTTATCTTTCGCCTGAAGTTTTCAAGTGGAAAATACACGACACGTTTGCCGGTGGGGTACCAGACGCAATGTATGGTGGCCCCGCTGGATTATTGTTTGTCGAATATAAGTACATAAAGGCATTACCAAAACGCCCGTCGACATTGGTGAAGCATTCCTTGTCCGAACTGCAAAAAAAGTGGTTAAATGCGGTCGTTAGAAATACTGCAGCTGCAGCCTTAGTCGTGGGAAGCGATAAGGGCTGTCTAATAACCCTTATCAGAGATGGGTGGTCACCCACTGTTACCGTCGAGGAGTTCTTAAAAGAGGCAGTCCCTACGAAATCCGTCGCTTCATGGATAGAAGCGATTTGCCTGTTGGAAGAGCCACATGTCCAGAACACGAGCCGCCGAAATGGCTGCTAACAATTTAAGACGAATTTGGGAAAGCAAAAAGCGCGAGCTAAACGTGACCCAAGCCGATGCCGCCCAAAAACTTGGGTGGACTCAAGGCGCGTTTAGCCAGTACTTAAACAACATAACTGAGCTTTCGCCTCAAGCAGTTATTAAACTCGCTAATTTTCTAGAGATAGATCCAGAGCTTATCGACCCGTCGATCACTCCCTACACACCCAATTTTTCAAGCAAAGATGTACGATTCAAGTGGTCGAGTAATGCAAAAGTTAGTAAAGGCGTGTCTGTTAATTTTGACAACCATGTTGACTCCTTCTGCATTTGCGTAGATGCAGCGTTAAACAAGGTCATTCCTAAAGATGCGCTAGCGGTAGTCTGCGAAGAATCAAAGTTAAAGACAGTTAAGCGATCCACCAAAAATGAACTCGTGTGGGCTGTTCAGATGGAAGCCAACTCACCTTTCACGATTCTTTCTACTAAAGAACTAGCAGGAAAAACCCCCGCAAAAAAATTCGTAATAATCAGCTTACAGCTTATTTGACCCGCTAATATATCCTAGGTTATGTTGTCGCAACATGACATTGCTTCACTTTGGTGCATAATGCTCTATTGTTAGCGGTTCTAATACTTTTTATTGTTTAATACCTGCAACAACAAGAACGAAAAGTGACTACTCAAGAAGAATTAAACCATTGGCTGGAAGCCAAGTACGGGCCTTTTATGGACACTATCGAGCTAAGCGACTTGCTCAGGATCAAAAAAGTTTCTCTGTACCAAAAGATCTACCAAGGAACCTTAGACATACCAAGTATTAAGCGTGGTAAAAGGTACTTGTTCCCCACCTCAGAAGTCGCAAAGTACTTTTGGTTCAGGCAGTCAGATGACGTGCCAACTTAAATGTCCACGCCTGTCAGGGCTTCGTTTAATTTAAGCTTAGTGTAACGCTCAAGTTGTTTCCAAGTAGTGTGCCCAGTAACGGCTGCTACTTGAGGAATGCTTAGACCAGCATCAAACAACCGACTCGTAGCTTCGTGACGTAGATCATGAAACCGTAAGTCAACAAGCCCTGCTTTTTTGCGTACAAGCGCAAAACGGTCAGAAATAGACTCGCTCCTCTCTACTTCCCACAGCCCACCAACCCGCTTACTGCGATTATATTCGCGTAGGAGCACCTCTCTCGCACTCTTAAACATGGGTATAACCATGTCATTTCCTTGCTTTTGGGTGGGGTGTTTCCTGTTGCGTATCAAGATCGTTGAGTCTTCAAAGTTGATTTCTTCCCAAACCATCCGATGAATTTCACCCTGTCGCATTGCCGTATATACCGCTACCTCGATCATTGGCCCTATCCAGTGATCTCCAGAAGCCTTTAACAGTAGAGACAGCTCCCCCGGAAGCAGACGCCTGTTTCTTTTTTCGCTGCTTCCAACTACGCCAAGCTGCGACATCACTTCTTTTGTGCCGCGAACCGTATTTTCGGGCACGGGTACTTTCCAAATAGTTCTAGCTAGATCTATTACCTGAGCGAGGTAAGTCATTTCTTGGTTCAGAGTGTGTGCTGAGACATTTAGGCGGCGGCGTTGCCCATACTCAAACAGCATCTCTGGACTCATGTCATGGATCGACACGCCCTCAAACTCTCGGGCGGTCGCCAGCAATGTCGCCTTCTTTGACTTAGCCATGGGGCGAATCCCGTCAACTTTTTCGACATACCGGCGGATTAGAGGGGAGATGAGCGTGGTTCGTTGTTCACTAGCATCGAGCCATGAACCGTTTTCCATGGACGCTTCAGTAGAGACAGCCCACTTTTTAGCAAGAGCTTTAGTTTCAAAAGTACGCCGCACAGGCTTTGTGCCGTGTTTGCGAACCTCTGCAAACCAGCGTCCATTTCTATTCCGAATCGTAGCCATCTGTACCTCAGTGCGTCAAAATTGCGTCATGAAGTGAACACTCGCACGGAAGCCTAGCTACGACAAGGCCTAAAAAGATGGCGGAGAGAGAGGGATTCTGTCCGTATTTTTGCTATTTATCAATGAAAACAACCACATAGTTCATTTTGTTTTATGCATTTCGATGCTTAAAATCACTATATTTAGCGTTATTTCATATTGGTCTGCGTCATTGACGCACTATTTTTTGACCCGCAGCTTACCCCGGTTCTTTTTTCGGGACGTAACTGACAGATTGCTACGCTTGTTATTCTTGGTGTTGCGGTCTTTATGATGCACGTCCTTGCCATCACCTTTCTTAACCTTACCCGCAGCAGTCATCTTGCGGCGGGCAGTATTCCTACCCGCGCGGCGTTTCTTTTCGCCATCTTTGCCGTGGAATTCAGCGTACTCTTTCTTGTAGTCGCGCTTAGTACCCATAGGTTCGTTTCTTCCCGCTCTTCTGGTTCGTTTTCTTCGCCTTAGACTTACCTTTGGCGGGCTTTTGTTTTGCATTAATGCATGAGTAACCTTTGTGCATGTCAGTCTCCACTTACTTTTTATTAGACCAAGCCTGCGCTCCGAAGAACGCGGCCAAGATACCGGCAACACTGACGAAGTAGACCGACGCCATGTCACCAAGAATTGATGCCGCTTGCTCTAGCCCAAACATACTGCTGGCCACGACAAGCGACGGGTAAAGAAGCATTCCCCACAGAGCAAACCAAGACATAGCTCGCTGCGCGTCTGCTCGCTCATGGCTGATCTTCAGTTCTTGCAGTTCTTTGCTGGTGTTCAGCTCTTCATCTGTGACGATCCCATCGCCATCAGCATCGTAAGCTGCATATTCACTGTCAGGTTCTAAGCGTTTGTTCATTAGGTGAATGCCCTGATGATTAAATAAAGAATTCCTACTGCTAAGCCACCGCCAATCACGAATGTAGTTCCGCCTACAAGTAGCTGATTCATCAACTTATCCCGTTCTTTTTTCTTGCGAACCAACATAGCCACATGTTTCTTTCTGGCTTCTTCCTGCTCAACTTTTGCTTTTTTGAACTCGTCCAATAATTTGGGGTCTGCCACCAGCAGGAGATCATTTACCGACTGCCAATGGCGTTCGTATTGCCTGCGAAGCATTTGTATTTTCAGTAGGTCGTTCTGGCTCAACGGCTTAAAAGTTGATGCCTTTCTGTCGACTTCAAATTGGTTTAGAGCTTCACCAAAGTCAGAGATCAGCCCCATCGCCTGCTGTACACCAGAGCCTGTCTCGTTCACCTGCGAGATAACGTTGTTGATTTGTGTCAACAGCATGCCCGCAGCGGCAACGCTTTCGATAACCACGGGGACTAACTCGGTGGATCAGGCCAAACCACGTCCTCCAATGACGTGACGTGAGAAAAATTACTAGGAATATCGCGCAGTCGTTGCCGATACATTTGCCATTCTGTTCGCTGTTCAGCAGTCAGCGGAGAATCTGGGAACTGTGTCCAGTCACATTTAGCTAGTCGCCCGTCTCTAATCGTCCGCGCACCCAGCCACGCTTCAGCCAAAAGCTCAGCGTCTGTCTGCACAATCTCGACGAACTCGCCGTTGACCAACTTGTGCGTGTCATCACGCCAATCGCCCGTATTGACGTACGCAGTCGTGCCTTCTGGGACAAGATTAAAATCACATTCCTGACATATTCCAGTGCCCAGAATCACTCCGGTCTCGTTATCGACAATCGCCCGATTGATCATTTCTTCACCTCCAGTGTGGAGATTGTCCGATCCGAGTAGTTACCGTATTGATCCTGAACGTAGGCTTGCAGCGTGTAAGTACGTGATCCGGTAGAAGTGCTCGTATCCAAGAAGTTAAACGGAATAATGAACAAGTCAGGAGAAGAACGGACAGCCTTTGAACTCGACGTGAACAACACCGTCGAACCACGTCGCAGCCGAAACCGCATAAGCGCTTGGTCATCGTGAGATCTGACGGCAAAGCTGCCTGAGATCAACACTGGAGCGCCCGTGTACGTCCCCGTCAGCGTTTGAATCGTGCTGAAAGTAGTGTTGTTACTGCTGCTAGCGATACTCAGATTAGCGCTCGTCGTAATCGCGTTGGGGAATGTCACCGCTTGATCTTTAATCTGCAGTGTTTCAACCGCTGCATTTTTAATCTGTGCTGTACCGACGCCCAAGTCTTTGATGATGACTGTGGGGATGCCGCTGATGTTCTGAGACGTAATCGTTGAGTTATCGAGTATCAGCTTTGACGCCTCGACGCTGTTGGCTTCGATACGATCAGCGTCAATAAACCCAGAAGTAATTTTGTCAGCGGCGAGGGTGCCAATCTTTGCTGACGTAATAGACGCGTCTTTAATAGCAGCAGTGTCCATGTAAACACCGGCAGGTATAACGGTGCCATCAGCCAGTGTCACAGAATTAGCCTGAACAGCAAACGGGACTTTTTTGAGAGTATCGGAACCGCTAACAAGCGCGAACCTATCCGCAACAACGGTAAATTCCGACGACGTTCCCGCCGCAGTAGTTGTATTCGCCAATCCAAAACCAGCAACGTTACCGTTATTGTCAATCTTTACGGTGTACTGACTGCGAAGCCCATTTACGTTTGATGCGCTTGTTTCCAACGCTGTTTGCAGTGTTGTGTTCTGTTGCCCTGTCGTTGGATCCGTATAAGAGGCAGAAAGTTGATTCATCTGCGTAGCGGTGGCTGTTTGGGTGCCGTCTGCATTTAGAATCTGATTCTTCATGCTCGACAAGTTTGTCGCTGAGACAACAGCAGTTCCGTTACTATCGAGCAAAATGTTATCTAACGCGTCGATACGAGAGGCGCTAGAAGTACCGTTTGGAAAAATTTCTGTGTTCAATGCGCTAACAGCGGAAGCCGTCGCACCCACGCCTGTATCAGCATGGTTTACCGTGCTTTCCAACGCATCAATTGAAGAGGCGCTGGTATTTCCGTTGGGGAAAACTTCCGTATTCAGCGCACTAACAGCGTTGGAGGTCGCGCTAACACCTGTATCAGCGTGGTTCACCGTAGATTCTAAGTCGTCTATTCTCGACGCGCTAGAAGTACCGTTTGGAAAAACTTCCGCTTGGACTGTATTTAAAGCCGCCGCTGTAGCAAGTAACGAGCCTCCGTTAGTGTCGAAAACTTCCGCATCTAACGTATCTATCCTAGACGCGCTAGAAGTACCATCTGGAAAAACTTCCGCTTGGACTGTATTTAAAGCCGCCGCTGTAGCAAGTAACGAGCCTCCGTTAGAATCGAAAACTTCAGAATTCAAACTGTTAATCGCTGCCGCAGCCGCCGAAGTACTAGACGAGCTAATAGTATTTATTTGCGTAATTGCAGCGGCAGAAGTGTCGGTTGATGACTTCAGGGCGTCGTAGTCGCCATAGAGCTTCCAGTATGCGGTGTTTGTAACCGCTACCGAGGCATTTGCGGCAATAGCTTGAATACATATGTAGAGCTTTGAGCTGCTATTTGAAATACGAACAATCTGCCCGACTGCATAGGCCTGATTTGAGTCATGGATCGAGATATCAGTCACAATAGAGGCGATAGCAGCAGCTCTGGCTGACGCCTCGGCACTTATCGCGGTAGCTCTGGCTGACGCTTCTTCTGCCACACGATACGCCACAGAACCGTTGACTGTTGCAGCGGCATCAATCAGATCTATTCTGTCTGTTAATGTCTGCGTCAACTCGCTGCTATCAATCGCAGAAGATAAGACACTGAGTAGGTGAGAAACATCCGTAGCTGTCGTGCCAGCCGTCCCAGATGCAGAATTGAACGGGCCAGCTACACCGTCTGTGTTGACATGCCTAACCCAGTAATACCGTGTTTGATTTGAACCAACTGGGTCTACAAAAACCCTGCCTGTCTGAATGCCTAGTAAAGTCGCATCACCGATTACATCAGATGTATGCACATGCACTTCGGTGTGAGAATGGTTGGAGTAGGACGGATAATCCCAGTTTAGGTTAATCTGGCTGTACGCGCCGTTGACAGTAAACCCTGTCGGTGCGGGCGGAACAGCTAGATCGGCCAGAAACGCTTGAGGGCTGGCAAACCCTACGTTCCCACTTCGATTAGGATCAAATGGCGAAGAAGCAAATTCTTTAGCCAACCCGCCATCGATCAACTCACGCAAAGTGACCGCTCTATCTCTTGGGTCGCCCCGACGGCCAAGCCGGATCGAAACCACCTGTGATAACGTCTCAAGATACTTACGCAGTTCCGGCGAAGCACCCGCTGGGATAGCAGGCAGTGCCGGAACTTGAGTCGGCGTATTTGTTCGTGTGTTGCTGTTAGCTCCCACGGATCTCGTCCATGCTTTGCGCCAGACAGATCTCGTTGATCGTCACAGCGCCACTAACTTCCACCTCCCACTCGGTAGCAACGGTGGCAGGCAGCCTCATTATTGGTTCTCGAAGCGTGCCGCTCCCGATACCGCTTGGGACAGTCGTAGCTTGAGTGTAAACGCCGGACGATTCAGACAGTTGGTAGTGCGCGATCAAAGCACCGTCGCCGTATACTTTGACCGTCACGGGGTAGGCCTCTGCGTGAACAGACACCCAAGCCATGCTTACTGGGCTAGGTGTAGTGTACTTCTTAGTCTTAAACGTAAGAGTCTTGCTTGCCGTTCCGCCTCGGTACTTGCGGATTTTGTTGCCTTCAATGACGTACAGCTGCCCAGACTTCGGGTCTTCAAACCCACCGCGTATCTCATTTGACAGCGTGATTGTGGCGAACGCAGCTTCGCTTGCACGCGGGTCATATACCCAGCCGCCTAAAGTGCTTCCATCTTTGTAGAAAGCGACATAAGTCCCTTCGTGTCGGAACGCACGAATTAGCGTTGGGCGGAAATCAGTATTCCACTGGTCAACAGAGATCAGACCGCGTGACACTACTTCGCCTGAGCTGCCAGAGACGGCCACCAGCCCATCAGGCGCTGCATATAAAACGTACTCACCCATATCGACAACTGAGTTTTTATTGACGCAAGCCTGTGCAAGGTCAACGCGAATAGGAGTAAGCGCAGCTGGGTCTGTGCCAGTAATAAAGTAAGGCGTGCCATTTGTCAGAGCCACCACACCATTACCCGTTGCCGCAATATCGACGATGTCATCTTCCAACGTGATGCGATACTGGATCGGCCAAGCGTGCGGCAAGAACGGTTCACTAAGACAGAATCGTTTACCAGAGAACCCTGCCATGACTCCGTTGCCTACAGCAGTAAGTCCAAGCATCGGGCCATCTGGGTATAAGGACGAATTGTCATCAGGTGGGCCAATCCAAGTGCCGCTTGGTAAGACTTCCGCCAAGGCCGTTGACGCAGTCGAATCTGCATACGAAGTTGTTGCATACGGTACCTCGGCAACAAACTGAAAATCAGTAAAGTTGGAGCCCGTGTTGCTGCGGTAAACTCGTTTCTTCGCGTTAGTACTAAAGAAGTAGTTTCCTGATGGATTGGCATTTGTAGGCATTGTAACCGTGACGGTCTCAGTGCTCGTCAGATCAAGTGTGCTAGACGCAGCACTAGGTGGGCCTTCTTCACCCAGATCAGTAACAAGCGTATACACATACGCCCGTGTTTCTGGTGTCTCGTTTGCGGATGCCGTACCGCTTTTCGCAATCGTCGGCGCTGCAGACGGCGCGGGAACACCCAATCGATAACTGACAACCGGATACCCGCTGTTCCCGCTGACCATAGAGGCCACTGTACCAA